ATCGCTTGTTAATGTCGTTGTTGTTTTTATATTGATTGGAATCCATCCATACATATAATCATATGCTAAAATGTCATACCAATGTCTCTTGATAGGTGTCTTAATTCTTGCACCAAACTTTATGCTAAGTAATTTGATTACTTCAACTTCATCTAAACAACTATTTATTCTACCGTCTTCATTTTGACTTGAAAATTGAAATGCTTGTAGCTTTAAATAATTTTGAATTTTATACATAATTAGAGGTAAGCGTTTTAATCTAAAGCTAGTTCCTCTAAACCATGCTTGTATCTTGATTGTTATGACATTTAAATCCATTTTGTTATTACTTAAATAATTAAATAATAAAAAAATTTAATCTCAATTTTAAATGACTATTAAATTCATTCTTCTTTTATATAGCTATTATTGCATAGTTTTTTTATTATTTTTTCTTCATTGTGTTCCTTGGTGTTTGCTATTGCGACTAATGTATGAGTATAATAGTTTTGTTTATACTCATTATTTTGAAAATCCGGATTTTCTTTAGTCCATTTACTTAATGCGCAAAATTGCTTTGTTGATACATCTTTAATGGCCTTCCTGATTTTTTCTTTATTAATATCCTTTTCCCAATTGTCATCATCTTTAATATATAATGATTCGCGTTTTAAGTCAGTGCAATGTATCGGTCTCTGATATAATCCTAATTTACTCATATTTTCAATTATTACATTACTTAGTCCATTAACTATCCCGTTTTGCTTTGTATAGTCAAGCTGTTGTAAGCTAACTTGAATAGATTTTATAAAATCGCTCATATTTATAGCGTCTTTACAACGCTCATTTAGAAAAACCTGAATATTAAATTTGTTATTATTATTGTTATTTGTTATAAAATTGTTATTTCCTAATTTTGGTAATAATTCGCTAATTTGATCTTGTTGCTTTATTATTATTTCTCTCATTTCTTTATTGTCGTTCAATAACTTAATTATTAAATCATTGGTTAATTCATTTGCCAAAGTTATTTGACTATTTGAACTATCAACTATTGCGCCATTTTGCAACACTTTACATTTTTTTTTATGAGCATATAAGCCTTGTCTGCTCTTATATTTTTTATCACAACTACATATGAATTCAATTATAGTTTCGGATTTTTTTCCTATATTTGTCAACACTGTGTCAACGTTTGTATTATTTTTATGTTTTGCTGTAGCAATATGTTTGTTATAATCTTTTTTATCACTCGTAGCATAGTTACAATTTATACATACAAATTCTGAGCGGATTTTTGCGGAGTTTTTTGTCAACATTTGTCAATAAGTTATAAATAAATATATATTTAATACATATTTTTTTAGTTTTTTCGGATTTTTCCGGATTTTTTGTAAACAAATGTAAAATTTATGTCAACAGTTTAATGAAGAAAATGTGCAATATATCACATTTTTGCATAATTCTTCATTAAATTAGAAGAATTTGCGCGCTTTTTTGCACTTTTTGCGCTTTTCGTGTAAATTTTTGAGAGCATATATGATGCAAAAAAAAAACGGATTTTTGCGGATAATTTCGGACAATTTTGTCAACAAATGTCAACAGCCAATTTTTTAGAAAAGGCGAAAAAAATTTATGGTAAGGCGTTTTTTGCTGTTAAAAAATTAAGAATATGACCTTTAACGTCTGGTTTTATTTTCAAAATGCAAAATTTTTATTTTTTCTATAAAGGGTTGGGGTTTTAAAAATTGGACATTTATAAATGTCCATTTTCCAAAAAAATCATGAAATTTATTTTTGTAAAAAATGCACATTATATTTACTATAAAGTTACAAGACCATATATCATAAGGTTTTTAAAAGAAGGGATTTATGCACTTTTTATATGTCCTTAGCCCCCCATCAGCATACATTCTCAAATGTTTATTAGTTCATTAAAATAATTAAATTCTTTTATAACTTTTTCAACACATTCATTAACGTCGCTTGACAATAGTGTTATAAAACTATATGTTGTATGTAAGCTTAATATGACTCTGTTAAATTCGCGCGTAAAATTCAAATCATAATTGTAAAATAATTCGCCCAGTTTATTTACTAATGCTTGATTTGATATACTATGACTTGCATACAAGTCCAAACAATTAATAGTTTCATTATATAATACTTGTTTTATGTTATGATTATAACTGTTAAATAGCTCTTTTTCTTCTATAAAAGTATTTATTAAATATTCAATAGAGCTATAATCGTTGTTATAAAACATATTGTTAAAAAAAATGTAATATGCGTTTTGACTTTCCTTAGTTGGAAATGTGCATAGTCCAAAATCTATTAACCCTAACATATATTTTGGGGTTGTTTCTATTTCATTGTTTGATGAATCACATACGTCATTTATGTAAAAGAAAACATTACCACAATGCAGGTCACAGTGAATAACCGAATGGTATAAAATTCCTAATATATTAAATTTGTTTAATAAATATGCAAATTCTTCTTTTATTGATGAATCCATAGTTGCAATGTCTTTCAATTTTAGTCCATTAATATTTTCCATAACCATTAATTCGGGATATTTTTCGGTAATCATTTTATAAACTTTTGGAAACCTATATTCTTTATTGTTTTTGTATTTTTTTGTGAAGAGTTCTAATGACTCGACCTCTCTAATAAAATTCATTTGATTTAATAAAATCTCTCTATTGTCTAAAAGTAATTTTGTTATTTTGAGATATTTAATATATGGAATATATTTGCATATATACGATACATATAACAGTTCATCAAACACATTTGTGAATTTCTTCAAAATGTTTTGCTTTAACATTTTAACAATTACTTTATTGTTAGAGCAATCACGTGCATCAAATATTAAACCTACTATACCGCTATTTATGGGAATAGGATTGTTTAATGTTATGCAATATTCGCATTGTAATTTATTTAGTAAATCATAATTAATATCACTAATACTATAAGGAACATTATCAGTATATTTTATTAAAAAATCTTGTTCATCAGAATATAATAAATCTTTATTTAAACATAATGCTTGAAATAATTTAACATATACAATATTTTCATATTCTAACCTTTGTGCTAGTGCTTTAATTAATTCTAATCTATACGTAGGTATTTTATATACATTATTTATTGATTTGATTATATTGTAGTTAATAATTTCGTAAATAATAATACTAACTAATTTTGCAATTCTTAGACTTATAATTAGTGTTCTAATAAATATCATAATTAATAATTTAATAGTATATTAAGTATTAAGTATTTATATATAATAATTACTTAATACTTTTTTTGTATTATTTTTATTTTTTGTCAAATTTTTTTGTCAAATTTTTTATGAATTCAAAGTTTCTATAAATAGTTTAACATTATGAAACATCTTTTTAAACATTAATCCTATAATATTGGTCATATAATTAGGTATGTCATCTGTCATTGTTATTTGAAAATCTATAGAAAATTTAAGGCTAACACATTTTTCATTATTGTCATTATTTAATGTAATAATGGTTTTTCCAAAATTAAACGTTAATGCTTCATAATTGTTATTATCTAAATTTAATAACTTTAAATAATCGTCTATTAAATCTTTATGTTCATATATTAAATCCTTATTGTAATACGTAATACTATTATTTAACTTATTCAAATATTTTGTAGCTCTAAATAAAATATACTTGTGCTTAATACCAAATATCTTTGCTATATTTTTTAATATTATGCATATATCTGTTTCTTCATTATTCATTGTAGTTGATGCGTCTAAAATATGAATTTTATCAATTAAGTCTACATTTACCTTTTCTAGTAAATTATATAATTGTGGGGTCAAAAGTAAATCGCAATTTACTTTACTAGTATCTAAATTATTTAACTCAAATTGCAAATTAAATACATTAGCATTAGTTGATGGTATTCTTATTTCGCTCAATAAAACATTTCCTTTATTACACACTATTTTAGGTTGAAACTGATTTTCTTCGCTTCTATCCATTAATATAATTATTTATTTATAGAAACTTGTGTTTATATATTTACCAAGTATAATTAATAAACATATAATTGCGTACTTTTTGTAAATATTTTCCAAGCAAGCTGTAATTTGAATTTGTTGTTAAGTTTATTATTAGAGAAATTCTTTCTCCACCAATTTCTTGCTTTGATACTTTATGTAACACATTATCACCATTATATACAATTGCTTTTCCAATAGGTATTATAATTTTCTTTTCATTTTTAGATTTATCTTTAATAGTAAGATAACTTGTATTAAATTCATTCAAATATAGTGGAATTATTACTGTATATCTTTTTCCTAATGAAAAATTTGTATCAAAATGATAAGACATAAAATCATTTTCTTTATATAATTGTATAACAAATGCTAATGGGTCTATAATTGGATCAATAAAAAATAATTTTTCTTCGTTTATAATATTTTTAATTTTATCTAAAAAATCATTATTGTAAAATTTTGTAATAAAATTATTACAATTGTTGGAAATATCATAAAAATTTAAAACTTTGCAACTAGAATTGTTAAAATTTAATGATGGATTTTTACCAAAACCTTTTTCATCTATTAAATTTACTAAATAGCCCGAATTGCTTATATCAGTAGCAAAATAAGTAATAACATCATTATATTTAAAATAATTGAAAGAACCAATAATAATAAATAATAATATTATTATAAAGAATATAAATTTTTTATAAATTAACATAACTTATTATCTTATACTAATAACATAATTTTAACTTAATAACATAATTTTAACTTATTAATAATATGTTATTTAAATAATATAGTTTTAATAATATAATAAAATTATTTAAAAATAATAAACTAATATATTTAATTATAATATTTTATAATATTTTAATATATTAAAATGGTATTAATGTACACTATTGCTGTTATTAAAGACAGGACAACTATTTATAAGAAAGTGCCATACGATTGCTTGTCTTATAAGCAAAAATTGCATAACGGTATTCTTAAATATGATATTAATATTAAAGGTCCAATTGTTAAAACAAAACCTATTGTATTGAAAACAGATATTTAAACTTTTAATTGTCCTAATAAATCAATTAATGATATGGTTTTTGGAATTAACGACTCTTGTTTAGTTTTTCTTGCTCTTAATCTATGTATAAACCAAGTATGTGGATTATTCATTGTTGGGTCAATTTGCAAATTTATACTAATAACTTGCGACCTACAATAGTTGCTACAACACATACAATCAAAGCCAAAATATAAAGTGCAAGTTTCAACTATTTGCTTATTACAAAAATCACAAGTAAATACCATATATTGGTGCCTTAGTTTTAAATATATTTATAAAATTATTTTAAATATATTTAATATTCTCTCTTTATTCTTTTTTATTTTCTCTTTTTTACGATTTTTTTACGATTTATTTAAGATATAGGGCTTCAAATATCTAAACTCACAATATTTTTGTCACTTTTTTGCTTCCGTTTAGATTTAGTAGGGATTTTACCGCTCATCAAATCTTTCAAGTCTTCAACACTAATTGTGCTCGCCTCATTGTTCTTAGTTTCATTCACATCTATTTGCTTAGTTTTTAGCCCGCTCAATAATGAGGCAATGTTTTGGTTTGATTGTGGCACTGTTGAGGGCCCTTTCATTTCGGGGCGTTTTATACGTTCTTCGTCATATGGATTGCCCTCATTATTGCCTAAACTAGAACCCCGTGCTGCCACAATGTCGGGGCGATTTACAATATTAGGCATTCGTTGGCTGCGGTCCGGTAATTTTGTTTCAATAGGCGCAGGTGGAGGACCTGAATTTATATTTGGAGGCATTGAAGCACCAAAGCCAGGATTAGCCCCACTTCCACCATTATTAAATAGTCCATTCATAAATCCGCCTAGCCCTGGTTTTGTTTGTCCCATAGTATTAACCGCTGCTTGGGTAAATTGTCTCATTAATTCAGGATTTTGACGCATAATATCATCCATACCAGGCATAGAAGATTTAAACAACGTATTTGACATATGAACCATCATTGCAGAACCGCCTAGCTGAAATAATAATTTTAACTCGGGAGACATTTTAGCTTTCGATTTATATTTTTCGTGCAATTCAGCAAAAATTTCATCATATTCGTCAATATTCTCATTTATTTGCTCACCCCAGCCATCTAATTTAATGTCAAAAGGATCGAATTTATTATTTAAAAATTCTAATCCAGTAATACACGCCATCATCATTTTTCCTTGAAATTTAATAGCATTTGACTTTTCTTTTTCCGCAATAATTGTTTCATATTCGCCTATCATTTCATTTAAATCGGAGTCCATATTGTAGCGCTTGCTCAATGATACGCCTTTCTTTTCTAAATCATCTAGCTTTCGTAAATATTTGAATTTTTCTTTTAATTCCTCTTCTTTTGTTAATTCAGGTTTTTGCTGTGTTTTATCCAGATTAACAGGAATATTATTAAATTTGCCAAATCCATCCCACGTTTTATTTTCATTCATATTTGCTGTAGATTTTCCAAGGTTAATATTATCGGTGTTGTTGTTATTTGTAACAGGCTTAATATGAGCACCGTTTTTTTTGGAACCACCAAAAAGGTCACCAAAAATAGATTTTTTTTGCGCACTTCCAGAGTCTTGCTTATATTTAATTTCTTTACTTGTGCTTGCATTTTCAGTGCTTGCACTCTCATTGCTAATATTTGCATTGCTAGCGCTAGCACTAGCACTAACATTATCAATGTTAACACTAACATTTGATTTAGATGACTGATGATAGTCAGTAATATCAGAGAGCTCGTTTAATTCATTTTCTAAATTTGTAATGTCTTCAATGTCAATAGAAGATGAGAACTTTTTATCACCTTTATTTTTTTCATTCATTAATAATTCTATACCACCTCCAAAATTAGCTGATTTTCTAGTTGAACTAATTTCTTCAATGCGGTCTTCGTAAGGTTCGCTAATTTTAAATTCAGGCAATTGAATACTTTCTATATTTAAAAAATCGGGCTCAATTTCAACAATATTCATGTAATCTATTATGTTTTAAATAGAAGATTAATTTTTAAATACTCCGCAATATATAATATATAATATATAATATATATTGTATAAACTATAATTATTATAGTTTAATGCTTTCTTGTTTATTATCCAAATAATAAATTCCTTGAAGCAAGCAATCCGCTAAATCGTCTTTCTTTGAATGCTTAGTAAAATAAGTAAGGTCGGCCAACATATTTTTATTTTCCAATAATTGTTTTGTATATAGTATGCTTAATTTTTTTCTCTCGTTATATGATATCTTTTTATCTTTATCTAGGTCTTTATCTTTATTTAAAAAAGCCTTTAATTTATTTGTTGCAGAAATAAATACTATATTATGGTTGTTACAATCAATAAAATATTGAGAGACCATACCTTGTAGCGACTTCATTCTATTAGCAATAGGACTAATTTGATTTTCGATTATAATTTGGTCTATACTAGTAAGGTCGTAACTATTAAACAGTTCATTGAGTTCATTTTTAAGACTTATACCCAAATCGATGAGATTTACATTATTAGCATTTATTGTTTCAATAGCCTCAAAGCATGTAGTGTTTGCATATTCTTCTATTGCTTTAATAATGCTAGATTTATTTATAGGTTTTTCTAGTTTTAAATCGTATTTTTCAACCAATGTTGAGAGATTTGCTAATGACTGTTTATGTAAAGTTTTTATATTACATAGTGGTAAGCTATATTCAGTTTTTTTTGTATGATTTTTACAATAAAAAGTATCATTTTTATGAAAACAAGCCTGTTTAGAGCATGTATTAGTTGAGCACGGAATAAACTTATTGCATAGGTTTATAACGTCCCATTTAATAATTGTAAAGTCTTGTGACCCATTTACAATAGCATTAGTATTAGCATTAGTATTAGCATTAGCATTAGTATTAGCATTAGCATTAGTATTAGCAACCTCTAAAATAGCATATGCCAAATTTTTAATACCAATATCAATACTTAAAATTTTCATAGTATTATTATATTATTATATTAATAATGTTATTATATTAATAGAGTTTTTTATATTAATATAAATAAATTGTGCTTAAGTTAAAATTAGTGCTAGTCATATAATTTGTTGCCGTTCCTTTAAATAGTTTTCTTATATACTATTTAGCGTAATGCTGCTTTACATATATTATAATGTATTCTATTTAAATAATAGATTATTAGCGCATATGTTAAAGCCAGTAAATATGTGCCCATTACATATCCGGAGTTTTTTCTAAATAGTCCAAGCATTAAACCGCCAAAACTCAATAAAACTAACAGTGCTCCAAATATTCCAAAAACATAAAATAGTATACAATAATTTTTGCCTAATGGCGCCATCAAACTATTAAAAAAATTCATTTTATAATAATAATATAATAAAAATTTAATAGTTTAATAATTTAATAATTTAATAATTTAATAATTTTATTTTTATTAAATTAACATTTAAAACTGCTTAGCTTATAAAGTTATTAGCGCAATGTTACAATACATATTGAATAATATATTCTTAATGTGTAATACATTAATATGTTACTTAAGAAAGACATAGCATATGCTCCCATTGCATAGCCTGAGCGTTTTCTAAATAATCCCATTATAAGACCAACGAGAGCAAATAAGGCTAGCAATAAAGTTAAGAATCCTAAATAATAAAATAACATACAATGATCTTTGCCTAGCGGAGACATCAAACTATCGAAAAAGTTCATTTTATAATAATAATATAATAAAATATTTTATAATTATAAAATAAATCATTAATAAATGACTAAATAACTAAATAAATAACTAAATAATTCATAAATAACTAAATAAATTATTTAATAACTTATATAATAAATTATGTAATAAATTAATTATATAATAAATCAATTAGGTTTTACAACATATTTTGTAACATGCTTTTGAGAGTCTAGCTTTTGTCTAGATAAATATAATTCTTTTAAATCACTTGTTTCATAACCATATGGTCTAATATTTGATAATGTATGTTCAAATATATATGGAGTCGCTTTATTTATTTCTAAATTTGCTTTACTATAATACGGACACACACTGCATTCATTGCACGAATTTAATTGATTATTACTTATAATAGATTGTGCATTAACTTGTAAATAATGCCTATAATCACTATTAGTTTTAATATTATTATTTCGTTTAAGCATTTCGTCGTTTAATACCGACGAATAATAATCGCTAAATAATCTTGTATCGTCCATTAAAGGCGGAAAATTCGTATTTATATTATTTGTACCCTTAGAACACGAACCATAAGACATATTATATATAATTTAATTATATTTTATAATTAAATTATTAAATTAGTGTTTATTGTTTTAGTAAATAATTATGCGTTTTGTATAATTTTTATTAAATCTGCTTTTTTCATTTTCTGTGCTGTTTCATTGTCTATTAAATTTCTCGTAACAGCTATTGTTTTTAAATCATCCACTTTCATTTTTGAATAATTTTTCTTAGTAACTCCACTATCAACTAGACCACTAGTAACATCGGTTTCTTGAACAGGAATTTCTATAGTATTTAAATTAATAATTTTAGAATTAGTGTTTAAATCTATATTAAATGTATCTAAATTTACTGGCAAATTTTTAATAAATGTTTCGTCATCGTTATTTGAAAAATAAGGTTTATTTAAATCAATTTCTTCAAAATCTCCTAAATCTTTTAGATTTTTTTCAAACTCTATTTTACTTAATGTTAATAATTTTTCTAAAGAAGATTCTTTAACATCTTCTTCTTTAGTAATTTCATCATCTTCGGCTTCATCATTTGCTTCGTCTTCATCATTTGCTTCGCTTACATCATCATCGTTTGCTTCGTCTTCATCATCTTCGTCATCATCGTTTGCTTCGTCTTCATCATCTTCGTCATCATCATCTTCGTCATCATCGTTTGCTTCGTCTTCATCGTTTGCTTCGCTTACATCATCATCATTTGCTTCGCTTACATCATCTTCGTCTTCATCATCATCTTCGTCATAATCTTCTTTATCATCGACATTTGCTTTGCTTGCAGACGAATTTGTATTTTTAACATTATTTACTATATATTCATTTTCAGAATACTCATCTTCAGATACATATATTTTATCGCCTAAATTAATTTTTTTTATTTGCTTAGTCTCTTCATTTTCAAATTTATTTTTACTAATTAACGAATTAATACTTTGCATTTGAATATTGTAATTTAAAATAAAACTTTGTAATATTTTTCCATGCTCAATTACACTTTGCTCTAATAGACTAATTCTACGGTAGCTATATAACATCATTGAACCGCATACTAATAATATAATACCAAACGTTAATAAAAAACTAGAACCTACGAATTTAAATAAGATTGACATTATTATTAATGTTTAACTATATTATTTTAAGTATTGTTTAACGAATAATTATTATTTATTTGTTATTATTTGTTATTATTTGTTATTAATTGTTATTATTTGTTATTAATTTATTTCATATTTGTTATAATAGTATCAGGATATTCTAAATCTTTTAGAACTTTTAATGCCCCTTTAACTTTAGAAATACCTTTTTTGATTTTATAGGTATACTCAAAGTCATCTCTGCTAGAATTCGTCTTAACATTCATATAAAAATTGTTGTTTTGTTTAGTTAATTTTTTGCATAATTTATTATAGTGCGTAGTTAACATATAATCTATATTTTTCAATTTATTTAAATGATTCAAGTAGCCATAAGCACTAGTTATTGCCTCATCTGGATTAGTTCCACTATAAAGCTCGTCAAATACGCAAAAATGATTCTTGTCTTTATTATTCTCAATAAGTTGTAGTATATTTTTACATTGCCGCGCTTCAGCTTGATATAAACTGTCACGTCCGCCTGTGTCCGGAATGTTAATATAACAATGAATATAATCATATATTTTAATTGAAGCGCCGTCAAAAAACCCACATCCTATTTGTTGGCATAATAATATATTAAATAATGTAGATTTTAATAGTGTTGTTTTTCCAGAGGCGTTTGGTCCTGTAATGATTATATTTTTATCTAACTTATATGAATTCTTAACAATCTTAAGCTTAGGTTTTTCATCAGTTTCAATACTATTTAAATTAGCAAAATAAGCATTGTCAAACTTAGTAGGCTTATTATTATTATAAGTGCAATAGTTCATAACTTTATTACTAATATATTTTTGTAGTGACTCAATATTTTTAACATAACCATTAAATCCAAAAGAGAAATATAAGCTTCTGATAAAACTGTCATTTCTATTTAAATAATAAAAGCATTTCATTAATTGACCAAGTTCAAATAATTTGTTTATTTTTAAAGAATAAGGAGTTAATTTTCTTAATTCACATAAGTAAGATTTAAAAATTGCGATGTTTTTTGTAATGCGCTCATTAAATAATTTATAATGGAATAAATCTTTTGTAAAACTCAAAAAATGTTCATAGCTCTTCAAAGTATCTGTAATATATAATTTTACATCTTGCAAAATATTGTGCATATATTTAATATTACGGAAATATTTAATACACCCATTTATGTTCAAATACAATTGAAAAACATAAAATCCAAAACTAAAAAATATATATATTTTATTTGTCAAATTAGTTTCACTTAGCGAACTAAATAGCTTACCAATAATATGATTAGAAAATACGGTCCTTAAGTGATTAAAATATAAGTTTAGTGTAATTTTATGCCCTTGTAATTTGATTATAAAAAACGGTAATAGCATAAACAGGATAGGAATTGCTAAACTTATAACAGGAGTTGAGAGATTATAAATGCTTAGTGCTTGCAACACAATACTGTTATTATTAAATTTATGTAATATTGGCATATCAATATATTGATAATTACTTGTAAATCCATTATCATATATAATTTGCTCGCAATTATTGTAAAATGTGGTGTTTTTGCATATAGTTGGATTTAGACTTGGATTTGGATTTAGGTCAAAGTCGACTTTTTTTAATGGACTATAATTTTTAATCAAGTCTTGAGTTTCTGATAAAAATTCTTTATTATTTGTATAGTATTTACTCCACTTATTAATAATATTTTTCTCGAAAATAGTTTTAGGATCAAAAACGTGATAATATAAATTATAATTTGCATTATTAGCATTAGAAATATCTAATAAATTATTCGCATTAGTCGCATCACTAGGATAACTAGGATTAGCTGCTGGATTAACCTTTACTAATTCTAAATCATTAATAATATTATTATTAATGACAAATAATGAATTTGTGTCTAAATATTCTATAGGTAACTTAAATGCATCACTATATTTATCTTTAGTATTATATTCGCCTTTTTCATAATAACTTATTAGGGTTCTAATTAGTTCCATAATATATTTATAAAGAGTAAATACTTTATAAATATTAATATAACGAAAATAATTAAAAGAATAACATTAAATTTAATATTATTAACACTATTAATGATTATTTATGATATATCATTTATTGCTAGTTATTATAAATCAATAGAGCATGAAAAGCTAGATAGTGCTATTATAGATTTATTAAATAGCGTATTAGAGCATGTTAATAATGATATATTATTAAATACTTTCGAGTTAGATAACGATAACAAATTTAAAAAGAAAAATAAGTTTAAAAAATATGATGCTAATTCTATAAACTCTAATAGCGCTTATAATAGCCTTAACAAAGACAATTTTATTTTAAGTAGAACTAGCAAAAACACTTATGTTAATACTAAAAAAAAATGTGTCGAAGATAAAAGCAAGCTGGAGACTATTAAAAGCAACATTAAAATAATATTAAACAAACTATCGCCTGCGAATTATAGCAAATTAGAAATCGAATTTCTAAATATTTACAATGATTTAATTGAGCAAGACAATAGTGAAGAAAATATAATTATTGATAATTACATTATACAGCATATATGTTATAATAATTTATCTTATAGCACTATATATGTTAATCTACTTTTTGCATTGTTAATTAATTATTATGTTAAAAATCGTAACTTTGAAAATATATATATATATAATTTACTTAAAGAAAAATATGACGAGCTGTTAAAACTAGAGCACATTATTAAAAATAATATAGACGTTGATGAATATACTATTAACAAAAATAATGATAAATATAAATGTTTCATTATTTTTATAATAAATTTTAATAAAAAAATTGTTAATTTTCAATTTCAATTAGAAGCTGGATTAGAAGCTGGCAAAAATGACTATGTTAAACAATTATTTATTAACTGTAATGTAATTGAAGAATTTGTAAGCTATTTTAATACTTTTTTCATTACTAACTTAAAAATAGAAAAAAATAACAGTTATTGCGAAATCATACTTGAGTTTTTAATGTTAATTTACAATGAATTATTTAAAGACCCAACACTAATGAAAAAAATAGATCATTGTTTACATTTATATAATACTATTAAAACATTAGTGTCTAATGAATGCAAATATCCTAATTTTACAAATAAGATTAAATTCAAATTAATGGACATTGAAGACAAATATAAAAAATATATATTGTAAATAAGTTCTAAGTTTTAAGTTTTAAGTTTTAAGTTTTAAGTTTTATGTTTTATAAACATAAATAATTTATATTAGTTTAAAACTATGTTATAAAAAATATGTAATATATAATAATGATTAATTCAAATCTAAAAAAAGAGGTTCGTTATAATGTAACAAATAACATAGATAAATCAGATTTAGATAAAGAGGCATACGTGTATAATGCAAAAATATATAATAAACATATTAAATTTGTTTTGGGTGCTCCTAATTTCGAACATTTAAACAGTAAAATTATATTTTTTAACATCTATTTAGTAAATAATGGTTCAATTGTGTCTAAAATTGGCATATATGAAACAAATAATAGTGACTATAATTCTTTATTAGATCATAATGGGGACATTGATTTAAACAAACTTAGTGACCCAATTATGTTTCCATATTCCAAATCATTAATTATGAACAATTATGATTTGATTGATGATTTTGAAACAATGTCTAATGCACCTAGCGAAGTTGATACCAACACTTCTATGGACACAGACAACGAAGAAGAAGATGAAGAAGAGGAGGAGGAGACTGCTAGCGAAGCAAGCACCAAGTCATCTATTAATTATAATGTAATGACTTTAATTAGCCAAAGTAAAGAAGAAAGCGATTATGAAATCGCGAATTATGAAGAAGACCCTAAAGATACGTGGGTTAATAAATACTTAAGAAGCAATAAATACGAAATTATTGATAATGAAGGCGCAGGAGACTGCTTTTTTGCAGTTTTACGCGATGCTTTGAAAACGGTTAAAATAGAAACATCTGTAAAATCTATTCGAGAGAAATTAGCAAACGAAGTAGACCAAACCATTTTTCAAACATATAAGGAGTTATTTGACCTATACTATAATAATATGAAAACAACACAAGAACAGTTAAAAACGCATAAAAATAAACACAACACTTTAAAAAAAATGATTACTGGAACAAGCGATGGTCCTGATAAAATTAAGCTAATTCAAGATGCTAAAGACAATTTTAACACATTTACTGCTATAAACACTAAAGGCAAAGAATTGGAAGATTTGGCGCGTGAGTTTCAATTTATGAAAGATGTAAATAGTGTAGAAGACCTCAAGAAAGTAATTAAAGAAGTAGGCGGTGCTTATTGGGCGGATAATTGGGCACTAAGCTCATTAGAACGAATATACAATGTAAAATTTATAATTTTATCTCAAACCCATTTTGTTGAAGGCGAAAAAGAACATGTTTTACAATGCATTAGTCCTGATATAAAATTGGAGGAACGCGGTCTTTTTGAACCGTCATATTATATAATGGCTGACTATTATCAAAACAATCACTATAAATTAATTACTTATGATAAAAATATAAAACGCGGAGCTCTTACATTTAGCGAAGTGCCTTATAAGATTAAAGAATTGAT